TATATGCTGAGCTGGCAGCGCCGCGATATCACTTCACGTCAAGCGGCAAGATGCAGGTCGAGAGCAAGGACAGCATGAAGAAGCGGCGCGTTGCCTCGCCAGATCGCGCCGACGCCGTGTGCCTGTCATTGGCGACAGACCACACGGCGATGCATTTCGGCTCCAAGGTTGGCGGGTGGGGCGCGCCCCTTCGCAGGGGCATACGCGGGGTCGTTTAGGGGCGGGTTTGCATTTTCTCTGAAAAAAGTTTACCTTGGTCTTGCTCAGAGTGGTTTCATGTCCACGTCTGTACCTCATCGCGGGTTTTCCTCCCTGTACCCGCACAACTTGACCCCGTTGCGCCCCTCCCAGCGCGCGGGGTTTCTTTTTGGCGTTTTAATGTTATTATATCGCAAGATATTATGGAGATTGTGATGCCAAATGTAGGTGGTAAAAAGTTCCCGTACACAGCCGCAGGCAAAAAGGCTGCAGCCGCTGCGATGAAAAAGAAGAAGCAGTATGGCACAACGACGAAGCGGAAGATGCCCGCACGCAAGAAGTAATGTGGACGGCGCTGCTTCTGCTTTGCAACGTTGAGGCGGGTTGCTTTTCGTTTGGCAGCCCCGTGATGCAGAGCGAGAGCCAGTGCATACAGTCCATACCGAGCGGGCTGGAATACGCGCGGCAGACGTTTCCTGCGTACCGCGCGATGGATTATCAGTGCGTCCAGTGGGGCGAAGGAGCGTAGATGGCTAAGACGGGTTTATATGCGAACATCCACGCGAAGCGTAAGCGCATCGCGGCGGGTTCAAAGGAAAAGATGCGCAAAGCTGGCAGCAAGGGCGCGCCTACCGCTAAAGCGTTTAAGAAGGCCGCGAAGACCGCGAAGAAGCCTGCGAAGAAAAAGTAATGGCGACGAAACGCAAATCAGGCCCAAGTCTTTCTGTTGGGCGCGGCGAGAAGCTTTCGGTGAAGCGTGGCGGCGGTTTAACCGCCAAGGGGCGCGCGAAGTACAACAAGGCGACCGGCAGCAAGTTAAAAGCCCCCGCGCCGAGCCCCAAAACGAAATCAGAGAAAGCGCGTAAAAAGTCGTTCTGCGCCCGATCACGGGGCTGGACGGGTGAACGCGGCAAGGCAGCACGCAGAAGGTGGAAGTGTTAAGATGAGCATACTGGACGATATTATCAGAGCGGCAATGCGTGGCAGATACCCAGAAGTGATGCCGCCTGTTCTCAAGTTTGACAAGAAAAAGGGCAAAGAATATCTTGCTAAGGAGCTTGGCCCAGAGGCAAAGCAAGTTAAGAAGGCTCGCGATGCTGCGGTTAAACGAGTTAACGCCGGTGATTATGACCCGTATTTTGACGTCTCCGAGAGGTTTCCGGTCAATAGGCAAAACTATCCGATTGCTTCGCAGCCAAATCAAACGCTGCAGGTTTTGCCAGCGAAGCAGGAAACCATTGAAAAGTATAGACAAATTTACAATAACCCAGAAAGCAAAAAACGGCTGCAGGAGGCATATCTAAAAGGGTTGGACATCCCCGAGACGCAAGGCTGGTATTTTATGGGCCAGCTCGAAAAAGAGTTTATCGATGAATATGGCCCAGAACAGGGTCGTAAGATGTTTACGGCGATGTTCGCTGACCCGATGGCGGCATGGACTGGCGGCGCAGATCCAACGGCAAACTTGCTTATGGCAACATATGATAATTTCAGAAAGGTGCAGGGCGCAAACCTGCCGGAAAAAGCTTTTGACTTTCCATATCCTATCGGCGGTAGGTTTTTAGGAACAAACGCCGCTCAAGCCAAAAAGGTTGAGGCCGCCGGAGAAATAAACCCCAGAACCAACCCAAAGCGGTTCAATTTTTCAACAAATTTTCAAGGCGCTGCTGATCGAGCCACCATGGATGAGCAGATGATGACAATGGGATACGGCATGAACGTGCCAACCCCCAACACCTATGGAGCCGTTGAAGAAGTGGCCATGGAGCTGGCTGATAAAAATCGCACTACACCTATGGGGTTCCAAGAGGTTGCGTGGCATGGCGGATCAGGCAAAATCGGAAAGCCGATGATCCAGTTTGTAAACGAAGCCATTGAGCGCACAAGCTCAGTGACTGGCATGAAGCCGCAAGACGTCGTAAAAGGCATGGTGCGCGGATCAATCCCCATATTTGGCGTCGGAGCTGCGGGGATGGTTCAGCAAAACCAAAATCAATCCGACATATTAAATTATTTTCAAGACAAGGGCATCCAATGATCAAGATGACGTATGAAATGAAAATGAACGATTTTGGCATGTCTTTGTTTAAACATGACCCGTCTTTTGACATAGAAATCATCAGTAAAGTCGAAGACGGATCATTCGAGGGTGGATATCACGTTAAGGTTACAGAAGAGCGAGACGAAGGTGCAGAATAGATACTACACGCAGCCAGACGGGTCTGTCGTTATTCAAGACGCTGTGACAGGCAAAGTAACTGTAACCAACCCACCATCGCGTCTTTCCGCTGCACCGCCCGAAGGGTTTATCGGCCGCGCGCGTCAGGGGCTGACGTCTGGCCTGCAGAGAACGGGGCTTTCGCCTTACATGGCGCGCCGCACCAGCGAAGGGATTTTAGGCAGGCCATTTGCGCGGCCACAATCTGAGCTTCCATTTTTGGAGACGCTTGGCGTTGCCAACGCAACGCCAGTGGTCGCTGGAGGATTGATGGCGGGGGAAGCTTTCACGCAGGCGGCTCAGGGAAATCGAGGCGCTGCGCTTGGCAACGCTGCACTAAGTATTTTAGATATTGGTGGAAGTGGGGCTGGCTTAAAGGCAGCATATAAGAACGCTCGTCAATCGCCGGAGCTTGTTGACATACCGCAGACGCCAGAAGGTAGAAAGTATTTTCAAGGCATTTTGGCCGAGGCTCAGGATAGTCAGGGGCCGCTTGGATATCAGGTTAGCGTTTATGAGCCAGAAGCTTATAAAGGCATGAGTATGACGGCTTCCCCAAACGCTGACGCTGGGTATGCAATTTCACCAAAAGGCGAAATTGTCTCGCTGGTTAAGAACAAAGACTCCAAGATGAAAGGTTTTGCTGGCAAAGCATTGAAGCGAGCCGATGATGATGGCGGGGTGTTCTTGAACGCATTTGACACTGAGCTTACCAATCTTTACGGCAAGGCTGGATTTAAGCCGGTATCTCGCGTTGAGTTTGACGAAGAAATGTTTAGATCCCAAATCGGAGACGAGGCCGTAGATGAATTTATGAAGGCTAATGCTAGATTTAACGAAGGCAGGCCGGATCTTGTATTTATGGTGCGCGACCCTGAGTTTGCACCTAAAGCAATGAGCGGTCAGGGTGGCCAGAAGGCTGAGTATGACGAGGCTTATGACATATTGCTGCGAGAAATGAATAGGCTGGGCTACAATGATTAAAGTTAGAGATTTTAAAGCGCAGTGCATTGCCGCATTGAAGAAAAAGTCAGACCAGCGAAAGGTTGATGAAGATGGAAAATGAGATCAACGACCTAGTCAACGAGTTGGAGCAGGAAATCGACCCCAACGTGATGAGCGACGACGAGCTGCAGGGCATCGTCGGCAAAGAGATCGACGACGCGATTGACTACATCGACAACAACATCTCGCCGATCCGCGCGCAGGCGACCGAATATTATCGGGGCGAGCCGTTTGGCGATGAAGAGGACGGGCGCAGCCAAGTGGTCAGCATGGACGTACGCGATACCGTACAGGCCATCCTGCCGTCGCTGATGCGGATCTTCCATAGCACCGACAACACCGTCGAATATTCCCCGCAGGGGCCGGAGGACATCGCAGCGGCGGAGCAGGCGACCGACTACGCGAATTTCATCATCAACCGCGATAACAACGGTTTCTTGGCCATGCACTCCGCGTTCAAGGATGCGCTGATCCGCAAGGTGGGCATTCTCAAGTGTTGGTGGGATGACCAGACCACGATTGACGCCTACAGCTACACCGGCCTCGACGACAACGCGCTGGCGGCGCTTGCCGCTGACCCCGACGCCATGATCACCGTGCAGGCGTCTATGCCTGTCGGCGAGCCTGCGCCAAACCCCATGACGGGTGAAATGTTGCCGCCTCCGATGATGCACGACGTGCGCGTTGAATATACGCGCCCCGACGGACGCGTTAAGCTGGAGGCTGTGCCGCCCGAGGAGCTGCTAATCTCCCGCGAGGCCAAATCTATCGCGGAAGCAGATTACGTCGCTCACCGTCGCATTGTGACAGTCTCAGAGCTGGTTGCGATGGGATATGACTACGACGAGGTCGCCAGCATGTCATCCGCCTACGACGACATGAACACCAACGTCGAGCGTTACACGCGTAACCCCGCGCTGACAAACGAGATGAACGAGCGCAACGATCCGGCGATGCGTAAGGTGCTTTACGTTGAAAACTATATCCGCGTTGATTATGACGGCGACGGCATCGCGGAGCTGCGCAAAATCTGCACGGCGGGCGACGGCAACAAGATACTGAACAACGAGCCGATTGACATGGCTCCCTTCGCCACGTTCTGCCCAGATCCAGAGCCGCACGATTTCTTCGGCATCAGTGTGGCGGACACCGTCATGGACATCCAGCGGATCAAGTCTGTCATCATGCGCAACACGCTGGATAGCTTGGCCATGTCCATACACCCCCGCGTGGCTGTCACAGAGGGCATGGTTAATTTAGATGACGTTATGAACACAGAGGTCGGCAGCATCATCCGCCAACGCCAAGCCGGTCAGGTGCAGCCGCTGTCGATGCCATTTGTTGGCCGCGAGGCGTTCCCCGTCCTGCAATATATGGATCAGGTGAAAGAAGCCCGCACAGGCATCTCAAAGGCGTCTCAGGGGCTAGACGCCAACGTGCTGCAGTCTACCACTGCCAGCGCCGTTGCAGCGACTGTGAGCGCCGCCCAGCAGCACATCGAGCTGATCGCGCGCGTCTTTGCAGAGACCGGCATGAAAGACTTATTCAAGATCGTGCTGCACCTGATCACGACGCATCAGGACGCGCCTCGCATGGTTCGCCTGCGCAATGAGTTCGTGCCGATTGACCCGCGTGTGTGGAATAGCAACATGGACGTATCGATCAACGTCGCGCTTGGACGTGGCACAGACGCCGAGCGCATGATGATGCTGCGTCAGATCGGCGAGATGCAGAAGGACGCGATGAAGACTATGGGGCCACAGAACCCGCTGACCGACATCACGAAACTCAGCAACACGCTGAAGGCGATGACAGAGCTGGCCGGATTCAAGGATACGTCGCAGTTCTGGAGCAACCCCGCAGAGTTTACGCCGCCTCCGAAGCAAGAAAAGCCGGACGTGAACGAAATGCTGATACAAGTGCAGATCCAGCAGATCCAAGCGGACATCCAGAAGAAGGCCGCGCAGTTGCAGCTTGACCGCGAGAAAATGCAGATGGAAGACGACCGCAAGCGTGACGAGCTGGAGGCGGAGCTGTTTGTGAAGGCCGAAGAGATGAAGGCCAAATATGGCGGACAGTTGAACGTGGAGCAGATCAGATCCGAGCTGGCGATCAACCGCGAGGTTCTGAAGGCGCAGGCTGACGTAATCAAGGAGGCTGCGCGTGAAGACTAAGCAGCAGGTCATTGATGACGGCAAGCAGGCGCAGCGACTTTTAGACGATACCGACCTCAAGCGATTTCTCGCTGAGATCGAGCAGGATTGCTGGCGCGAGTTCAAGGCGACTGGCGTTGGCGATGCGGACAACCGAGAGGCTGTCTACATGAAACTGCGCGGGGTTGAGCTGGTTCAGCAATCCCTGCGTGCAATGGCGGACAACGCGACTATTGAAATGAAACAGAAATAGCCGCATAATAAAGGAGATTGACGCAAAATGTCAGATACTAACACCCCGCAAGGGATTGGCCTGACCGACGCGCAAAATGCAATCAGTGCTATGTTTGCACCCCAAGAGGATAATGCAGAGGCAACTGATGCGCTAGAGACTGAAGCTGAAACTGAAGATCAGG